AAGGAAGTAAGGCACGCGCTAATCGTTCGCAAGCCGCCAGCAGGGACACCATGCCCGCCGACACGGCGCGAAACGTGATCGCCCCTCAATAACCTGGGGAGGGGTGGTGGCTTGTGAACGGTTAGCGTAAGCCTTGAGCGAAGGAAGTAGAAAACGATGTTCTGCCAGCAGTGCTTTACAGCAGCGGAGCGCAGATTCCTGGAAGCGATCGAGCGCCAGCCGCTATCGCAAAAAGAATTGGCGACGGAGCTTGGATGCGCCGTGCGAACGGTGAAGCATCACTCCGAGAATCTACGATCGAAGCTGAAGGTGTGCAGGCTGGCGGAACTCTACTTCGCGGTTTTGAAACATCCCCAGGGCGCGACGATGCACGCACGAAATGTTGAAGGCTTAAAGGTTCACGACATTCGATGTCCAGGATTGCGGGCCGAGGTTGCGGAGGAATTTAGATGGCTTTGGTAAGCGTTGACAAAGTGGCGAAGGCGTTGAACGTCACAGTGCGACGTGTGAACCAGCTAGTGCATGAAGGGATGCCGCGCGAGGATCGCGGCAAGTATGACCTGGCGCAATGTATGTTGTGGTACATCCGCTACCTTCAGAAAGCACTTGAACGCCGCGAGGTTCCTACTGATGACGGCGTGGGCGCATCGTTGCGCGTTGAACGTCAGCGACTCATTCGCACGCAAGCCGATCATGCCGAACTTGATCTTGCGGTGGCGCGCGCTGAATTAGTGCCGATCGCCACATACGAACAGAACGTGTCACGGCAGATCATGGCCGCGCGTCAACACTTCCTTACCTTGCCAGCGCGAATTGCTCCGCAGCTTGAAGGCGAGAACAGAAACATAATCCGAACACGATTAGACCTGGCCGTGCGCGGCGCGCTAACGGCGATGGCAGCAGAGGCGAACAATGTTGCAGCAAATACATCCGGAAGCACAGCAAGCACTAATGGAAGCGAACGCGCGCCTGGCGGCAATGTGGGCGCCGCCGCCGACACTGAAGGTAAGCGAGTGGGCAGACGCAAATCGAATACTTCCGAAGGGCACAAGTAGCAGGCCGGGCCAGTGGCACACTGAATCTTTCCAGCGCGAGATCATGGATGCGCTTCTCGATCCTGAAACGCGCGAAGTGATCTTTAAGAAAAGCACGCAAGTCGGCTGGACGGAGATCATTAACAACATCATCGGCTACTTCATCGATGCTGAGCCGAAGCCGATGATGCTTGTGCGTCCGAATGAATTTGACGCAAAGGATTTCACGAAGAAGCGAATCGATCCAATGATCGAATCGTGTGAATGTTTGCGCGGGAAGATCAAGCAAACCAGCAATACCAGCAAGCAAGGTTCGTTGAACCTGAAACAGTTTGACGGCGGATTCCTGAAGATCACGGGCGCGAACGCAGCAAGCGGCCTGCGATCCGATCCTGTGCCGATCGTTCTGTTCGATGAGATCGATGCGTATCCCGATGACGTGCAGGGCGAAGGTGATCCTATCTCGATCGCCACACGTCGAACCGATCAATGGGATGACGCGCGAATCTTGAAGGGCAGCACGCCTGCTAAACCGAAGGGGCTGGGCATCGATCAAGATTACGATCGAAGCAGCCAGGCGATGCTATTCGTTCCCTGTCCGTTCTGTGAGCACTTTCAATCTCTCACCTGGCGCGGCGCTTACAAGTTGCTTCCGCGAGAGGATGGCGCTTACTCATACGAACTGATCGCCGGAACTGAATCCGCGCACAATCTCACGTGGCAGAAAAACGCTGAAGGCGATCCGATCGCAGAGACAGTGCGATACGTGTGCCAGGGATGCGGCCAGGGCATCGATGAACGCTATAAGCAAAAGATGTTGGAAGCTGGGCGCTGGGTACATCGCTATCCCGATCGCCTGAAGGTTCGCGGATTCAGTATCAACGCGCTTTACTCGCCGTGGAAGTTGCTGTGGCCCGATCTCGCGCAAGAGTGGACTGACGCCCAGGACAATCCAGAAAAGCTGAAAGCATTTATCAATCTTCGCCTGGGCGACAATTGGGATGAAGGCGGCGATAGTTTCGGCGCGCACATTCTCTCCGCGCGAAAAGAAAACTACGAAGCCGATGTACCGAAAGGCGTGGGCGTGATCGTCGGCGCCGTTGACGTGCAGAACAATCGCCTAGAGCTTCAGCTAAAAGGATTCGGCAAGGGCGAGGAAGAATGGCTGCTGGCACACGAGATCTTCTACGGCGATCCTGGGCAGCCGCCTGATGCAGAGACGGGCTATGACGTGTGGCAAGAATTGGAGAAGTATTTACTTCAGCCAATGAAGCACGAGTGCGGCATGATGATGACGCCCGCGATCGTGTTAGTTGACTCGGGCGCGCACGCTGATGCCGTGTATGACTACGTGCTCCCGCGCCAGCACACTAAGCGCCGCATCTTCGCCTGTAAGGGCCAGGACTTCCTAAGCAGGCCGGGCCTGGCGTTGAAGGGCACGACGAAGCGCGGAGACATCACGCTATGGAACATCGGCACGTATGCAGCGAAGGATCGCATCATCTCGCGCATGAAGATTCAGAAGCAAGGCCCAGGCTATATGCACTTCCCCGATTGGGCTACCGATGAATACTTTGAACAGGTGACGTCGGAAAAGAAAATCACCGTGCGAGACAAGCGCACGCGCACGAAAAAATCGCTGTACGTCAAAACGCACAATCGAAACGAAGCACTCGATCTTACGGTGTACTGCCACGCCGGGCTTTTCATCCTTCAGCAGTTCCTTGATCCGAAGGCATATCGCGATCTTGGAAAACTCGTTGACTCCGTGCAGGCCGGGAAGATGCCGGAAGTTCCCCAGCGCGGGCGCCGAGTGCGATCAAGCGGCGTGCAGTAGTGTAGAAATTGATTACATATTGCGGTACACCTTCGGGTGTGTCACATTGCCTGCATGGCCGCAATCACTCTTGAGCAAGCGCAGCAGAATTTAGCTGACGCGATGGAAGCCCTTGCCGAATCGCGCAAGCAGCAAGGCTTCTCTGTCCAATCCGCAACGGGTGGACGCTCGCAGAATCGCGCGCTGCACGAATCGCTCCTGAATGAAGTGAAGTTTTGGGAGAGGCGCGTAGCGCAGCTTCAGCGCGGCGGCATTAGAGTGCGCGGAGGCGTGCCCGTCTAATGGCGATCACTGATCTTTTCTCCAGGCGAGAAGCATACAAGAGTTTCACGGAGATGCCGCCCAAGAAGCGCGCCGTGACGCCCAACGTGATCGATCGCGTTGTGTCGTACTTCGCTCCGCTTCAAGGTGCGAAGCGCATGGCCGCGCGCAAGGCATCGGCGCTTTATGGTTCGTATGTCGGCGCCCGCTACGATCGCCGCGCTACGAAAGAGTGGGCCGTGTCGCATGGCTCCGCTGACGCTGACACGCTTTTCGATGTAGTCGAATTGCGCAAGCGTTCGCGCGACCTGATGCGCAATACGCCGATCGCCCTGGGCGCCGTGAATACGGTTGTGCAGAACGCGATTGGAACCGGGCTTTCGCTTCAGTGCACGCCTGATCTTGACACGCTGGGCTGGGACGAGGACAAGGCAACCGAGTGGGCGGGCAAGGTAGAACGAGAGTTTCGCTTGTGGTGTGAATCCACCGATTGCGATGTGACGCGCACGCAAAACTTCTACGGCCTTCAGGAACTCGCGCTGCGTTCGTGCCTTGAAGGCGGCGATGTGTTCTCGCTACTGCCGTTTGTGAAGCGCGATCGCAGCCCGTATGAACTCGCGATCCAATTGATCGAAGCCGATCGCGTGATGAATCCCCTGGGAACGATGCAGGGGCAAAGGCTAGAAAACGGGAATCAACGCTGGGGCGGCGTGGAAGTTGATGCGATGGGTGCTCCTGTCGCGTACACGATTTACCGCAAGCATCCTGGCGCGCCGGATTTTATTTCCAGCGGCAAGGATCAGTTCGATCGCGTTGAAGCGTATGGGAAGAACAGTGGGCGCCGCAATGTGCTGCACCTGTTCGATCGCAAGCGCGTAGATCAGAAGCGCGGCATCCCGTACCTGGCGCCAGTGATCGAGCCATTGAAGCAGCTTGATCGATACACGGAAGCCGAGATCATGGCCGCCGTTGTGTCAGCGATGTTCACCGTGTTCGTGAAAACCGATCTTCCTGGCGATGGACTTCAGCAAACATCTGATGCCACGCCGAGCAGTTCGCCGGATACGGAACTGAAGCTGGGCAGTGGATCAGTGCTTGACCTGGCGCCCGGCGAGGATGTGACGTTCGCTGATCCGAAGCGCCCTAATGCGGCCTTCGATCCGTTTGTGCTTGCGATCTTGCGCCAGATCGGCGTTGCGCTTGAA